CAAGATGGTGAATTTTTTCGTGAGGATGTACCAGGAGGTTCTATTGAAGGTTTACAACCTACAAAAGAGCCAAAAATTCTGCGCAATAAATTCAAAAAAGATAACAGAATACAATTATCTGATTATATAGCCCCTATAAAACAATCACTTCGTCGTGGCCTTGGAAAGACCATAAGACCCCTGGCGGGCGGAGGTACAGAAACAGCACTTCCTGCTGATAAAGCAACGGCAGAAAGTTTTGTACTTTTTCCTTATAAGGCGGCATTGAATGGGGCCTTGGGTGCCACAAGAACAGGAAAACTTTGGGATGATATCGTGCGTTCTTCTTCGGCCAAACAGTGGATGGAGAATCTCATTGAGGAATTAGGGGGGATAACAGAAGAAGCGGATGCGCAATCTATTCTTCATTTGAGTCTGCGGTCGGCAACTTTAGCAAATATTTCCTTCACTGATTATTTGGAAATGATTTTACAAAATATTATTCCGCGGGGTGATGGTGATTTATCAGCATTAATGAACGATTACGGAATTCGAGATTTAGAACTTGATGAATCACAAGCAATGGTCATTCAAAAACGTGTAGATGAAATTATAGCTGCTTTACGGGGAACCATTCGACGATTGCGTGAAGATTCCAAAAAGGAACAATCTGCCACACTTTCTCAACACTTTCAAAAAGATTTTGTAAATACTCTGAAACAAAAAATAGCCACACAACCTTTATTACAGAATATTTTAGAAGATTTAGGAAAACGTATGCCAGGATATAAGAATATTGATTTAGCAATTGTCGGCTCGATGCTTCTGTACGCCCCAGATTATTTTTTGACATCTGTGGCTGGTAATTCTCAGAAATTAGAAATTGCCCAAAAACGTTTTTTGCGTGACCAATTTCTGAAAGAACTTTCTGATTCAATACAATTAAAAACTTTGGAAAAAAATGTGGGACAACCTCCAAAGAGAAATCCATGCCAACATGTAATGAATCTAAATCAGATTCGTCGTATTAAAAATGATCAAGAGCGAATCGCCCTTTTAGCAAAATTTATACAGCGTTACAAGGGGTCCGTGGATGGTAATTGGATAACATGCAATGTCTGTGACCTTCATCTGATATGTACCCATGAACGCCTTCAAATTCAACAATATTTACACCCACGTGAACATGATGTAATACAAAAAGAGATTGTATTGACCTTTGCGGGTGGTCGTTCAGGAAATTCCTATATTTGCCGAAATTGTGGAATACCTATTTCAGAACTTGATTTTGATAAAAATGTAGAGTTTGATGATGAAGGTAAGCCCATGATGGGTAGGTCCGAATTGGTAGATAAAGATGCTGCGGAACAAGAACAACTTGAATTAGCATTAAAAATACGAGTTGATGAAGAGAAAGAGCCAGAATTAACATTCAATACAGATTTGAAAAAGGAATTATATAAGGTAGCAACAGATATTTTATTGCGTGTTGGTATTACACCAGACTTACCGTCGCAAAATATGATTGTCGAACGGTCAGCAGCAGATGTAAGTGCTCTGCCTTCAAAAAAAACCTATGAAAAAAGTGTAAAAGAAGCAAAGACAGAAGGAAAATCCTTTGTAAGTTATACAAGTTATATTAATCAGAAGAAAGTGTTGATTGTGGCAAGTTATATTCTTTTAGATATTCAGACACACTTTCCAGATTATATTCCACGTTACACGATGGAAGGGTGTAGGGCTGGCTTTGATGGCTATCCTCTTGTAGAAGAAGCTGAGCCAGAAAATCCAGAAAAATCTTCTGGGATTCATTATATAGCATGTGTACTTGCGAGCATTAATGAATCAAGAGTCCCTTGGGTTTATACAGACTGGCAGAAAGAACGCAGCGATTCAAAACGAAAGGCCTATATTCTTAAATCTTTTATAAAGAGTATAGATAATACTCTTAAAAATTCGGCAATATTAGAGGCCTTGGATAAGAAACGAGATATATTGCGTGAATTGTTTGGCGCCGCAGCATCGAAAGGACATCCTTCTGAAAAAATTCCGAGTCATTTTTTACCAGCACAGAGACTGAAAAAGGAGGAGGTTGTTGCTGAAGGAGCAAACGGTGAAAAGGGGGATGTTCTTTTAGCGGCAGCATGGATTGAGGCTGTTCATAGATTGGCAAAAGAATCTGTAATAGTGACACCTTCACCTTTTTCTGAAGCCACCTGTTGTAAAAGTACTCTTGAGGAGCGGCCAACTTTCTGGGAGAAAAAAGGTCTACCACTCCTTCCAGAACTCTATGTGGCTAAACGTCCGTTTGCTCGCCAGACATGGGAAGTGACACCTTTTTTACCAAAACCCCTTGTTGTGATGGACACTGCACCACCTTTAGAATTATCATACCAAGTCTTTTTGAAACTTTGTTACCAAGGTACACGAATTGGCCTACCACACGAATTAGGATATGATCATACATGTGATTGGTGTGGAATTGTTTTACCAACAAATTATATATTCCCTGATGTTGATAAAAATGGGACACCCATTATAAACCAAGAAGAACTTATTTCCAATCTAACAGCACAAGGTGTTCCAATAACAACAGAAGGATTTCAAGAATTAATTGATATAGCACACAATCGAACACGATTTAATCCGTATAGAGGAAAAAAGTACCCATCAGGAAAAGAGTTTGTTGAAGAATTGTGTCTTTTGGAACCAGAACCTATAATTGGTTGGAAAGAAACCGTGGAAACAGTCTTGAAAGAGCTGGGAACAATGGATACGAATACAAAAGAACTTACTCTGGAAATTGCTCAACGTCTAGGGCCTCTGAGAGCCCTGCTCGTTCGCGAAAATACGGAAGATGAAGAAAAACCAGAAGATGTGCTCACAACAAAACTTCGCCCGTTAATGCCAGTTCTTTTATCTATCCTCAAAGAACCTGTGCCGACAATTTTTGAGATTATGCGTTCCTATTTCTTGGTTCCAGCTCAACGTATTTTGGCAGGATTTGATATTGAAACCCTCAAAGTGCGGAATGACTATGGACTTAGTACAGATCATAAGACAACACTAAAAACAATTCTCGAGGATCATTCAGATATATGTACAAAGTTTTCAGCGGAAACAATGAATAGTGAAAAATTAACCCATTTTGTAGAACAATATTCAGTTATTTTATCCAAGGCAAATGAAGTTCGAGTACAACGTATTCAATTTGGTCCTATTCTTCTTCAAGAAGTTATGCGAATTTTTTTCTTTGGACCTCTTGGGATGTTAATTGATGAGTCTATACAAGCAGACGAAGAAACCGTTGCTGGAGAAAGGGATGTAGCTCTTACAAAGTTTGTATGGGAATGTATAAGAAAATATAATAAGGAAAAGGTATCGTATAGTAAGGTAGCAGTAAGAGAGCGATTGAAAGAGGCAGAAGAGCAAGAAAAACAGACCTTTATTGATGAGTTTGATAAACTAGGAGGAGATGAGGAAAAACGTATGGAACTTATGAAGAAGAATATGGGGCTTGGTCGTTGGGCGATTGGAGGAACAAGCCTTGTATATAAGTACAATAAAAACTATTGGGACAAAACATATAAAGAAGGTGTTGGGGTAACAGATGTACTATTAAAAGAGGGGCCCGAAGGACAAGAGGAATTAGGTGGTCGTCCTGCTGACGCGCAGGGATTTCCAAACTATGCTGAGGAGTATGGACCCACCGAAGGATATGATGTTGAACAACATCCAGAAGATATGGACGACAATTAAAATAAAAAGAAATAAAATAGCATTATCTAAAAGGAGGGAATGAGGACATTTCTCATTGCTGGATTATTTTATTTAACAGGAATTGCTACACTTCTGATTCTAAAACCAAGCCTTATGTTTACGGAAGAAGGTGTATGGAAAGAATTCGGAATTGGACGAAACCCCGCAACACATACATGGATGCCTCTCTGGTTATTTGCCATCTTATGGGCAATTGTTAGTTATATATTTTCGCTTATATTTTGCTTCTTGATTTTCGGAACAACAAATGTAAAGGTAAATAATAAGATTCAGCAGGTTATGGATGTAGAGGAAGTGATTGAAATGCCTTCTGAAGACGCAATTATAAAGAAAAGTGTAAAGAAAGGTAAATTGCCAAGTGGATATTACATGTTGAATTCGCAAGGTAAAGAGGGAGCGGGTGGTATTCCAAACTATATTTATCTAGGCAAGGAACTACCGTCGAATGATGAGTGAGGATATTTCAATTACAATATGATATTTATTATAAATACGTTATTGTAATATTAGAACCTGCGAGTTTTGCGATTCCTGCGACCCTTGCGACCTTTGGGACCTTTGCGAGTTTTGCGATTCCTGCGACCTTTACGAGAACTGGGGGCATTATTCCTAGGTCCTGCGTTTGTCATATACTTGGTAAATAATCTCATATAATTATCTTCTGATAAATCTGTCTGATAAGTAGGATTTGTAATAATAATACGATATGTTTCCCCGTTTTGATAGGCTTCAACATAACGACCACAACGTTCAGTATCATTCGTAGAATCTTCACAATCAATGATTATTAATTCTTGACCCAATAATGTGTTTATTTTTTCTGCTAACATTCTTATATTTCTTGTAATAGGTACCATGTCATATGTAGTATACCCAAGATTATATATATAACTTTTAAATAAGTTAAAAAATAAAGCAACATTTTGAATTGATAGTATATCTTCTCGTTTGAGTTTTGAAATTACGTAATATATCAGACCACTTACATTTTGTACAAATATAACTTGTTTAGAATTACTTTCAAGTTTATCTGTTTGTTTATATCCAGAGGTTGTCGGAACATATCCAGTAAATCCACCAATTGTAATAGAATTTTTCAGATAACATCCATTATCATCATTACCTTTTATAATAGAATATACACGATGTTCAGTAAATGTTGTATTTATGAGTAAAGATAATGAATTAATTGATTTATTTATATCTTGTTCAGCAAGTCCTTCACGTAACTCCCGTTGTCCATTAATTAAATCTGTTTTTATTTTTGTTATACTTTTTGCATAATTAGATCCATACTCTTCAATTGTTAGTTTAGTGCCACCTAGAGTATATAATACATCATTAGCACATTTTATAGCCCCTAATGGATATTCACCTGCTTGTTTATCAGGTAAAGAAGATAGTGAAACCCCTTCATCTACATAACCTTCCATTTTAATTATAATTGGTTTGAATATATCAAAATCAAAATCATCAAGATTATTTATTTCATGTATAGGAATAACCACAGGTTTAGGTATTTCGCCTAAAAACGATACAATTGTTTCGTCTCTAATTGTAAATGGTGTGTATGTGTAATCACATTCTGATTTTAAAAATTCTCGATTATTTATGTTTTCAAATTTATATGCTTGAGATTTTATATCAGCCCTTGTGGCACATCTATTAGCTTCAGGTACATACGCAATTGTTTTTAATTCATCATCTTTTATAGGACGCATAAAATCATCTAAGTTTGTGTCATCATCACATTTAAATGGTAAATGAAGTATACCATCACCACATGATTCTTTTACCCAGTTAATCAAATCATTTCTAGAAAGTCCTGGTGGTGGCTTAAGCATCTCTATAATAGAATCTAACGTTTAATTAGGTGAAGGACAATCAGTCATATAACCAGTACTGAAGGCTTCTCCAAACATTGTGGCCCAGAAGACATAAAAAGAGATGGCGACCATACCACCATATTGAGATCTTATTGACGGTGGAAGAGCAATTTCAATAGGTGATCGAACAAAAGATAAGAGTGTTAGAAGAAAGGTAAATAGTATAAATCCGGGAACAAATAAAGATACAAGTGCGACGTTTGGAAATTGTACTGTACGACATGTTATAGATTGAATAAGGGTATTAAATCCAAAAGCAACCAAGTAACTAACAACAGGAAATATTACCCATTTTAACAAATCTGGATTCCAACCATATGTATTACTGAGCCAACCCATAAAAAATATCATAGAAGACAAGCATAAACTCGCCCCTAGACTAATTCCTAGACTCGTAGAGGACATTTCTAATGAATCAAATATAGTCTATAATTAGAAATTCTACATGGCTTCCGGTCAACAAAATCAAGAAGGATTAGAAAATCTGGAGAGTGATAGTAACAACAATAACAGTAGTAGTAGCAATACAAGCTCCGGTAGTAATACAACAAGTAATTATAACAGTGGCAGTACAAGTAGTGGTTCACCTTTAGAACCTCCAGTAGCACGCCCTACAAGGGTTTTTAAGACACAATCGGCAGCACCTGCTGTAGCACCTGCTGTAGCAGAAGTTTCACAAGTAGGGGAGAAAAAAACAAAGAAACCGCGAAAGCCACAAGAGCTAGAAGAAATGCCAACGACCTTGGAGGGGTGGTCAAAATTACGTTCTTTAGAAAAAAAGAAAGCACCGTTCAAAAATACAACAGGTTATACATTTACAGATGACGGAAATCTTCAAGTGGATGGGGGAAATCCAATCGAGGTTGTTCCAAAAGTACGCGCGCTCCCAGAAACTCTTCAGAAATATTTTAGTGAACGTGCTGAAAAATTAAAGGAGCCAGAAGCAGAGTTTGCTAAAGTAAAACGTAAATTGAATGAGGTAATGATAAATTTCCGTGCGGGGACAGCAACAAAGGATGATGTCGTTCAGGCAAATCAAGATGTAGAGGATGCTGAAAGAAAAATCAACTATCAGACAAAATTTCCACGAAAAATAGTACACTTAGGAGATTTGAATGAAAGAGAATTATATCCGGAAAAGTATTATGATGTACGTAAAATTGCTGAAAATATCACAGGAGTAGTATATAATACATTTCCTTATGAGGCATTTTGGGAGAATAAAGCAGAAGTAGTTGCTGTGGAGGAAGCATCCAGGCCAGAGGAGTTATTCCCACAGGAACAATCTTTAGCGGAGGCTGAAGCAGCTGCTGAAGAAAAAAGACGAAAACGTGCGGCTTTTTTTGCGGGACGAGCACGAAGTGCTAAAGCAAATCGTTAATATCACTGAATATCATTCGCATACGAATGATATAGCCGTCCTGCGTGTTCATTTATGAACACGCTCACTGAAAATTATACTCTTTCAAATCATCTTTCACGGTTCCACAATCTACAAGCTTATCTTTGAATTTATAACAAAGGCCACCACGATCCCGATAGACAAGTTTTCCCGCGTTTGATGGGTGTGGCCATTTTACAACACGTTCTTGTGACTCGGGTTTGGCAAAAAGAAAAATCGCTAATCCGAGTCCTAGACCAAGGACAAACGGTATAAACATAAGATGATGGAACATCCTGTCTCTAATACAGCCAATCAAAATGAAAAACCCTTCCAGAGTAGATCATGTTGATTGATATTTTAAAAGATAAGAAATTTGATTACATTTTCAGTTTTTTAATGGGAATCTTTCTAGCAATTCTTGTCCGACCCTCTTGTAAAGGTGATACTTGTTTTAAGTTAAAATCACCACCTCTTGATGAAATGAAGAAAAATGCATATAAAATTGGTGATCGATGTTATAAATTTGTACCCGAAGAAGCCCAATGCCCTACAACAGGGGTTGTGGAACCGTTCGAGTGGAATTTTTCGCAGTAAATATAAACTTATGCGTCAAACATAGGCAACAGAGTTTAGTAAAAACTAACAGCAAATGGCAGACGGAGGGACTCTTTTATCTGATTTAGATAACGCTCCACCTGTTTCAGACAGAGATCTAGTTAATAGTATTTACGCAGATCTCAATACACCTTCTCAGGGAAATCCGGTTGTTTCTCAAGGCCAGCGCATGCCCATGCAAAACCAGCAGGGAAGTCTGCCGAGCACACTACCGAATGCTGCCGACCCGGCTGTCCCAACCGCACACATGATTGGTCGAGAACACCCGACAGCAGCCGAGTTTGATCGCATGTTGGCGCAAGGACCTCTTCCCTACAATTCCATGGTACCACAGATGGGACACCCAGTACCACAGCAACCTCAGCAACAGCAGCCAGAAGTAGTACAATCAAGTCTTTTAAAGAACTGGCAGGGACAGTGGTCTGATGAACTCAAGCAACCTCTTCTTGTGGCAATTATTCTATTTGTGATGACACTACCCGCAGTACATTTACTTGTGAGTCACTATGTACCAAAACTCCTAAATCCCGGTGGTAGTTTTACAACGGTGGGTCTTCTGGTCCGTGCTCTTGTGGGGGGAGCGCTTTTCTGGATTCTACAACGAGTCATCGGCCCTCTTTTATCATTATAATTTAGCACTCGCTGTTAGAAATGAATTCCAAGGAGATTCGTCATAGAATCGTCTATATATTTTTAGGAGTCTATTTGGTATATGGAGTCGTATATATCGGAATGACAGGTGTCCTATTTAGCGCTGCTGTTGGCCTTATTTCGATGAGTGTCTATAGTCCTCCTGAACTTATGGTCGCTGCCGTGATTATTTCAGGGCTGTTATGGAATCAAATCTTTCAAAGAAAAGAAGGATTTAGTGGTGTTCCTCTTGCGGGTGGAAAAGATCAACAAGGAATTATTAATCGTGTTGGGAAATTCAAGTGGAATGCAGGACCTCAACCTGTGTTAAGCTCATCGTTTGCTGAAGGGTTTTCGGACGCCTCGGATGCTTCAGCTCAATCTGGAGGTTCTTCGGCTGGTATTGATGTACCCCCCCCCGCAAATTCGGCCACAAGCACACCAGCCTCCACAAATGCCCCCGCATCCACGGAACAACTAAAAGAAGCTGTACCTGACCCGAAGAAAGCAGCACCCACAACTTCAGGTTTCGCAGATAAGTTAACGGACGGAATGTTCAAGCTGGGTGCTGTACCTGCTGATTCCGTTGGTGGTTCTCATATTGATATCGGCACAACATTGATGAATGCCCTCAATTCAATGAAACCAGATCAAATCAAGGCCATGACAGAAGATACTCGAAAACTTATGGAGACCCAGAAGGATTTAATGGGAATGTTATCGAGTGTCAAGCCAATGTTACAGGACGGAAAACAGTTAATGAGTACGTTCCAGGACATGTTTGGAAGTATGCCAAAACCTAACTAGAATTAGAATGCCACGACGTATCGCGGCAAGTTGTCCTCCTGGTGTGTGGTGTCTTACACCCACTCTAGGTATATGTGTAATCGCGATTGCGATAGCAATCGCAGGGTATGTATTCCTTCAAAGTCCCTTGATGACTTCAAATAGTACAAAATCAGAGAAAACACAACAGAAACAGCAACCCATTCACATCCATAATAATATACAAGGTGGGGGCGGTGGTGATGACCGTTACACCCGTGCCCCCGAACCCCTTCAATTCTGGCAAACCCCACCTGATTTACGTGGAGCACTTATCCCACCCGGTGGAATTGCCATTAATGTGTCCACACGTGGTCTTCCACAATCCTTTCAACAAGTTGGAATTCTGAAATCGGATGATAAACTTTTGCCCTTGTACGGTCGTCAAACAGCCTATCGTTCGGACCGCTACAACTATTATACAAGAAATGATACATACAATCCAGTTCAACTTCCTGTTCGCTTTGAACGACGAGATTGTATGGACTCGATTGGGTGTAGCCAACTCTTTGGCGGGGAGAAGGTGAAAATCAAAGGACTCGATAAAGATGGTCATGTAGAAATCTATAAGTTTGATGGCCCGTCGTATATACCAGGAATCGTTTAGTACATTACGATAGAATGGGTGATGCTAACCTCCCTATCTGTTTACCAGGACTACAGGGATTACCGGTACAAATCACAGGATGGGATGGTTTTCAAGAGAAAGAATCTATTCTCATGAAAAATGATATTCACTTACAATTTGGATCAGGTGGTGGGCTAGAATCTAATACATTTTTCATGAATGGCACACAATATTTTATAGCCGCACTTGAAGTTACACAACCAAAACAAGAAGGACTTAAAACATTTTCTATCAATCCATTTGCCGAAATCCATATTTGGGGAAAACCTACAGCAACATCGCTACAAAAATCGTTTGCCCTTTTATCTGTTCCTATTTATTATGACTCAACAAAAGAATTCTCGGTTCGGAAATTATCGGATTATTTACCTCAAGGACCAAATACTCAAATCATAAAGTATAGTACATGTGTTGAAACGCAAAAAGGTACCCTTCAGGTAAATGTCGCCTATTGGATGGGGGGTATGGGTATTAATTTTAATCCACCAGATCCTTCAAAACAATTTCCCACGTTTGGAATTCAAGCATCGCTACTTGATAGTGACTTATTTTTAACAAGTTTTAAACAAATGAATGATGAGAAGAAGACAAAATTAGAAAGAATCTATCAAAATAACAATGGACGGTCGGTTCCTTATTCTACCACATCAAAATTAAGCGTAACATCACCTGAATTTCTTAAAGGGTTTCGTATGATTCAAGGATTTGAGGTTGCTGTGGAAACAAGCAAACTAGCGGATACATCCAATTATAAATGTATTGCTATTAATCGTACAAGGGATATTAAAAATGGAAAGCTGATGATTGATCCGAGAACAGGTAAATCGCTTGCTGAAGAAAATGAGGATATGGATGAAGCAACAAAGAATACATTAGCTAACGGACCAGACAAATCGTCAAATAGTGCTCTTATTACATTGTATGTTATTTTGGGTATTATCGCGGGCGCATTTGGTATAGCAATTATTCTGTATGTGGTACAGTTTTTAATTGGACGGAGAAGTGATGTGGCAGGAATGGCACCTGTTCCTGTCGTTGCGGCGGCAGTAGCAGCACCCGTAGCGGCACCCGTAGCGGCAGCTGTAGCAGCAGCGGCAAAATAATTTCCTAGTAGAGGGGCCATCATGAGTGCCTATATACCACTTGCGTGTGCACTATTCGGTATTTTTATAGCCATAATTTTGGTTGTAACATTTCCTGTTTCCTGTTGTTATTCACAATTGGAGGGTTTCCAGGATACAAATACAATAAATATAAAATGCCCACGAGGTACAAAAACGTACACAACACTTTCTGGTGATACCATGTGCTGTGAAGGGAATATAGAAGGGAATAAGTGTGAAGGGAAAGTACGTTGTACACTTTCTGGAAATAGTACCGATAAAGTCCCGACTTGTGCTGAAGTACGCAGACAATATTTGGAAAAATTACAAATGAAATGTCCAGCCAAAGCTGGATTTACATCTTATGAAAATGATGAAACAGGCAACAAGGGTTGTGCCGCCCAAACGACAGCAGATCGTAGTCAACCCCAAACACCCGCAACCAGTTTCTGTCGTCTTTATGATGATAAAATGGATAGTGAAAATTATCCAGACAGTTGTCAAAATATAGAAAAGAATCTACTTTATAATACAGTATTTACAAACAGTGCCCGCCCGAATTTCTGTTTGGATGTGGACGCAGCAAAACCACACGGTGATATGTTTATGATGGGTATGGCACCCTGTAGTGGTTCTGATGGTCAAGCATTTAGAATTGATGAGAAATCTCATGTAATAAGTAAAAAGGGTGGAATATTAGTATTTTCGGATATGATACATTATTTAACCAGAGATAATAAACGATTTAATGTAAATGCTATTTTATCAAATGATCCAAAAGTAGTTGAGATGAATAATTTATGTAAAATAATGAAAATACCTTCTCAGAATGGTTTTCGAATATCAAATTTAATTGTGAATATGCAAAGAGGTGGGTCAGTATTTTATGGATTATCGGATAAATCCAATGGTGGATATATAACAAATACTACAAAAAATGAAGATATAGTTGTAAAAATGTACGATAAAAATACGAATCAGGCATCGGCGGCAATCGAATGGGGCACAGCACCTGCTAGTACCATAAATAAGCCAGGACAGCAAGCCCCACAGGGATATTATTGGCAATGTGACCTTAAAAAAAATTAATTTACCATTTTTATGATTCTTTAAATTAAAGAAAAATAAAACTACATAAAACTACATAAGATTAGGATTAATTCCAGAAAAGAGTTGGTCGATGGCACTTTTAGAGCCATCAACGGATTCCGTGGGTAGAACCTCTTTATGATTAATGGTTTCAGCAACGGCATGAAAGAAATTCTCACCCGATTCATCATCAGGCATGAATTTGATTGTGCTGGTTACAGGAACATCAAAAGCGGGTTGTGGAGGTGCCGTGGCAGGAGTCACAATATTGTGAATAGCAGGATCATCGCGGCTACTTTGACTCATAGCCTTCTGAAGGCCATAGAATTTCTGGACATTTCTCTGAACAAACAAGTGTGCTAAAACAAGAAAATAGGCAATACCAAATACAGGATTTTTATGAATGGCAGCGACAAGTGAAACTAGAAGAAGAATACGTACAAGGATATTGTCTGTTAAAAATAAGAGCCCTTTTGGTAAATAGGGTATAAGAAAAAATGCGATACCGAGAAGTACGGTCATACCCAAGGTAGATTTGAAGTCCATACCTCTTTCTGCTAAGATAGAGTTAAAATTGAATCAGAGTTTTTTTAAGAGTTAAGAAAAGAAAAGCAGACATAAGAATGAATAATCTTCAACGAGTTTTAACAATGAAGGGATATGCTGTGCGCAAGGATAGTTTAACAGAAGAGAAGCAGCGTGAAATTCGTAGGGAATTGACGGTGACACCTGTGACACAATCCAAGTTTGGAGGTGGAGCGGCAGCGGCTCCCTTTGCTGTATATTATGAGAGTCAGCAGCGATTCTATTTACCACGTCATTGGGCTATTCCGCTTTATGGACCGCCAGAGGCAGATATTTTGCCGGAAGGAGAAGCATTGCCATCAAGTGTGACTTTCACGGGAAACCCCTTTGACTATCAATTGGGAATTATACAGCAATTCATAGATGCTGGGGCAAATGGTTTGAATTGTGTGCCATGTGGAAAAGGCAAAACTTTCATGGCTCTATGTATTGCCGCCCGCCTTGGGAAACGCTTCTTAGTTGTTGTAGATAAGGAATTTCTCTTGAATCAGTGGAAAGGTTAAATGGAGCAATTCTTTCCTGGCCTGCGTGTAGGGATTTTGCGGGGCACCAAATGTGAGACAGACCCCACCTTATTTGATGTAACTCTGTGTATGATCCAATCACTTGTTCAGAAAGAATATCCTGACGATACATTCAAATCCTATGGTTTCGCGATCTTTGATGAATGTCATCATTTGGGGGCGGCACAATTCTCACGCGCACTTCTAAAAATTCAGACAAAGTATATGTTGGGACTATCGGCAACCCCCACACGCGATGATGGGTTAACAAAAGTATTTGAATGGTATTTGGGAAAACCGGTATATTGGGAAAAGACTCGTGAAGCAGATACAACTGTGGTTGTGAAGGCT